GAACCATCCCATTCAGGTTGTTCGCCAGAGCCGACACAATCCCACCAACGCTTCACCGTAGCAAACTGTGCCTCAGCTTCAAACTGATCCCACTCAATGTCATACTCGTGGAACTCGCTACCAGACACCCAGGCAACAAGCTTGCCCTTCGGGATGCCCAACACGGCCATATACCAAAGCACCTGAGCCTTGTAGTGAGGCGGAATCTCATTCCACGGGTAACGGCTCGTCTTTATCTCCAAAATGCTCAGAGAGCCGTCAGAAGCCCGCAAAATGCCGTCAGGGTTAGCGTGAGCAAACTCGTGAACCTTAGACTGCCAAGTTCCCGTTTCCAAAATCTCAAAACCAGGGTTTTCCAGAAGCCAAAACTCTTTGATAGGTCGCTCAAAGAACGAACCAGCTCGCATCGCCAAAGACGACTCACGATCCTCAATCAACCCACAAGCCTTCGCCCACAAAGTGAACGCAGACTCCCACGGGTTCAAACCAAGAACAGTTCCAACCTGCGAACCACCCACACCCTGCGAACGCAGCTCATGCCACTCCGGTGAGCCAGAAACAAAAGTCCCCAACAAGCGAGCCGAAGGTAAATCAGTAACATCCCAATCAGTAATCATTTATTGCCCTTTCAGATTTGCAGAAACCATAACTACATCAGTAAGGTAACTGTATGACAATCTACAGACATTTAGCTGAAGCAGCAAGCGCAAAGTTACAAGCACTACACGAAGCCATCGAAGAACAAGGATCTGTGGCCTGTCAAAACTTCCCAGACGAAATGTATGAAGAAGAAGACAACGCCGACTCACGAGCCATGCAACACATCATCAAAAAGATTTGTGGCGACTGCCCCCTAAGGTTCATGTGCCTAGACTATGCAATGACCGCTCGTGAACAATACGGCATCTGGGGCGGACTAACCACTCGTGAACGCAACGACATTCACCGCGAAAAATACAACGCCCGCCGTCGCGTATCCTACAAAAAAGAAAACCCCCGACCAGAGGCGTAGATCTGGTCAGGGGTAATAAAGCAAGTTTACTTCTTTTCGCGAGCCTGTTCTTCGATAGAATCAGAAGCTTTGATGAACGCTCTTTGGATGTCTTCAAGCATGATCTTCATACGGCGAATCATGGTGCGGCCCAACTCACCAAACACAAGCAACATTGCACCACCAAACATGACAACAACACCGTTCATCCAGTTACCCGTAACTGCACCTACAGCTGCGCCAGCCGAAACGGTAACAAGCAACAAAGCCACCGTAAACCAGGCGAACCAGCCCACAAGTTTCAAAATAAGTTTGATACGCTCCATTACTTCTCTCCAAACAGCGATAGTGGGTCAATCAGGTCGCTGTAAGCAGCTAGATGCCCGTTTACTTTCTTAGACACCTGCATGTGTAGATGCGCTCCGGTGCTGGCGGTGCCGCTCTTGGTGTTCTTACCGCCACCGACCTTGCCAATGACCTGACCAAGCTTGATCTTGTCACCCTTCTTTACGGTGATCGTGTCCGGTGCAACATGGGCATACTGCACAAAGATTTTCTCTTCCTGCACCCACAACTCAATAACCCAACCAAGCACATCAGTCCAAAACACATTGTGAACCTTAGCGTCACAAATAGCGACCAGCGGAGCTAACTCTTTAGGTGACCAGTCTTGGCCACGGTGAGGGCGGCCATTACGATACGGGGCAAGATTGCCAAACTCGTCACCACGAAGCTTCTTCGGGAATGGTTCTTTGAAAACGGTCACGCAAACACTCTCACAATCATGTAAACAACGGCTGAAGCTATCGCAGACGACAGGATCGAAGTGATCCAGGCTGACTGATAGCGGGCTTTCTCCAACTCACGCAAACGATCCTCATGGTCAGCGAGTTGGTCAATCTTAGACTCAATCACAGTCAATCGGCTTTCAATACGAAGTAAGAGAGCTTGGTTAGTTGGGTGGCGTTCGTCACTCATCAGCAGACTCCTCAACAGGAGTCAAGAGTGCGTGGCATCCGCCACACTCGCAACTAGCCGGATTGTCGTCACCAAAGTCGTAAACAACATCCTTATTTGGGCAATCAACTACATCGCAAATAAACTTAGCCATTACACACTCTCATAACTGAAACCAACATTTATAACATCATTTAGAGTCCAAGTAAAAGGCACAGTTGCGCTAGTAGCAGTCAAAACGCTGTAAGTTCCCGAAGCGTTCACAGCATAAAGAGAAGCCGCTGTAGTTCCCAACTGCACAACACCCTGAAAATAGTTAGTTCCAGAGTCAAGCAATGATGATCCAGACTGCCAAAACTGGTTCGACAAAACACAAGTAACAGGCAAAGTAAATGTTGCGGCCCCAGTCAAAGCACCACCAGTTCCCAAAGTGATACGCCCACGAACATTCACCTGCTTACCGACAACTTGGTAGTAGAACGCTGATGTGCCACCAGAGCCAAGCGTAATGTTGCTCAAAGTTGGAGTATAAGCAGTCCAGGCAGAAGCAAAAATAAGATTCTGCCAAGCAGAACCATCATAAAAAGTGTAAATGTTCGAATCTTCAATGTAAGCAATCATGCCCTCAACAGGGCTAGAAATTGCAGAGTTACGAGCCGAAGTAGTAGCAAAATACATGACGGTCTGCTGCATAAGGTAAGAGTTCACATCAGACGCAGTAAGCTTCTCGCCAACCACAAAAGTTTTGAAAGACATAAATAAACTCCTAATAACCCAACAAGTTATAGTCTAACAAACCCGAAACATCGCTATCCAAAGTAAAAGCCTCGTTATCAAGCGTTGCAAGCTTGAAAGTGATGAAATACGAATCAACATTCATCTCTTCACTCAAACCAATAACTCGCGCATACTTAGTAATAGGCGAACCAACACCGTTGGGTGTGTAAGTTACTTGCACAATCGAACAAATGTCTAGCGACAAGATCCTATTCATTTGAGTATCTGTCAATGAGTTCAACATGACCGTTACAGACTCAAAACGATACTCCGGCTCACCATACTTTGCTACATACATCAAAGCTGCTGAGATCATTGACGCATCATCCACATACAACAATCCACTATCCGCAAAAGCACTATTACCGTATAGCGCAATGGACTCAAGGTTCTTTTCTGTCACCGAAGCGGTGCCGCCCAAACGCTCAAAAGTTACCTGGTTGTAAAGCAACTCAGTTCCATAAACAATGTTGATCCCCTGATAAGGAATGTCGCTACCATCATCAGTAAATACAACATCCGAAAGTAGTTCATACCCACGAGCTTGAAACTCGATCATTCCACCACTATTGAGAAAGAAAAAGCCTTTCTCTGTGCGTTCTACAAGTTGCACATACTCAAGAATGTTTGTGCCAGCTGCGATCGTATGCGACTGCACTTCATCAGTATTCGTGACATCCAAAGTCCAATCTGGCCCACCATACGGCCAAGTTACTTCAGGCTGACTTAGAACATAGCCAATACGGTTACCAGCTGTTTGTTGTGCCGGACTCAGACTAGATGTAGTTTCTTGTTGAGCGAGGAACGAAAAAGCATCCACACCTGTAGCAATAGTTACAGAATCGCCACTAATGTCATAGTTCAAGTTCCAGTCTTTGATAAATCCCCAAATACGCCCATAACCTTCAGCAAGGATTTGAACACCCAAGTTAGGAATGATCAAGCCATAATAAGGATTTGCGTATTCAAGCAGCGTGGATGTAGACGCTTGTGCAGTTCCAGTCCAAGAAAAAGTCTGGTAATTATTGTCGGTGTCGTTTCCGCTGAAGTATGTTCCGATCGTAGATGATTCTTCTACAAGAGCTTTGCGCCAAGTCATAGTAGAACCAACAGTTCTAATCACAGAACCAGTAGTATTTCCGGCATAAACACGCATAGATACAGCACCAGCTGGAGCAGTCAAAACACCAGTCAAGCGGGTTTCAACGCCAGCAATCATCGTGCTTGTATTGCCAACAACATCGCTAATAAATGTGCCACCTGAATCATAAAATGAACCAGCAAGACGGCGAACATCGTTGATGCTAGAAGTAGCATAAAACGAAACAGCATAAGTCTGACCAGCAGTTACCTGGATGCGTTGTGCCGTGCTTCCACCAGTAAAGCCGAAAGAATAAGCTGCCGTGCTTGCAGCTGTAGTGACAGTATCAACAGCACCACTAGCCGTCAAAGTAGTCGTTCCCGCACCACCCGTGCCACGGTTCAACATCTGCCAAGACTCCTGTGGCGACACAGCAGCAGAAGTAGACGGAATAGGGTTCTTTACAAGGTTAGTCCGAGTAGTCGAATCATTATAAATCGGATCAAAATAACGCAAACGGTTATCAAACTCAACCGCAAAACTACCAGCTTCAAACTTATCTAACTCACGCGAACGACCACGATCAAGAGTCACACTTCGAACATACTGACTCACATCATAAGTCGTAGTTCCATCAGAAGAAACAAGATTGACTTGATAAGTAGGTAGAGGCATTAGGCGATTCCTGCTCTCCATGAAGTGCCATTCATACGCTCATAGTCTTTCAAAACTTTGACGATAGAGCGACCGACAGCCACACCATCAGTTCCGATACCAGCGTTTACAGTCACATTTATGTTAGTAGACGAGCCAGGGTTGTCGTAAGCCGAGCCGATAGCTGACTCGCCAAACATCATGTCTACTAGAGGCGCAAGGAACGACTTGTTTGTTCCGGCAACACCAACAATGCCATCCATGAACGCTGTCTTGAACGACTTAGCCAAAGTCTTAGCTGCTTTTACAAGCTCCGAGTCAGCTTGCAAAATACCTTCAATAAGGCCCTTAGATAGATCTAAGCCAGCACCATACATAACCTGAGCTGCTTCTTCACCCATAGCTGCACCAGTAGATGACAAATCGCCAAAAATACCATTCATCTCATTTACAGCCGACTGACCACCCTCAACAAGAGCTGCAGCTATAGCGGCACCTTGCTCAAGTCCACCGCCCAGAATCTGCTGGTATAAGTCAGAAGAAATGTTCATTGCTCGTAAAGCTTGCAAGTTAGTAGCAAAATCTTTAGTCTTATTGAGAATGTCACGGAA